GCTCCTGCTGCTCCCATGATGAACGGTGGCCAGGGTGCTCCCGTCGTCGGCGGCTGAGCATTACGCGACACAGCAACGCCTGCAACTGGCCACGATCGGCCTAACCCGCCGCGAGTGGGCGAACATGGGCGCCGAGTTCGATGCATCGTGGGCGAAGGTTGGCCCGCGGATCACGTTGCTGACAGCGTCGGCTCAACTTGGCGCAGCCAAGAACGGTGCGGCCTATGTGCCCAAGGTGCTCGCTGAACTTGGCCAGTCGGTCGATCCGATGGGCGAGGTTGACCCGCGCGGGTTCGCTGGTATCGCCAGCGACGGCAGGCCGCTCGGCTCGCTGCTGTATGGCGGCGTGACGACCGCGAAGACCGCGTCCCTCACGATGGCACCACCGGACGCTTTGGCGGCCGGAGGGCGCTGGCTAGACATGGCAATCCATACCGCTGTGGCCGACGCGGCTAGGAGTGCCGCCAGCGTGGCTATCACGGCCAGTCCGGGCATCGGTTACGTGCGGATGGTGAACCCGCCGTCATGCGGACGCTGCTCAGTCTTGGCGGGCAAGTTCTTCAAGTGGAACACCGGGTTTGCTCGGCATCCGCGTTGCGACTGTCAAAACGTGCCGTCTGGTGAGACTGGCGCCGCGGGGTTGACAACCGATCCGCCACTTGACCAGATCACGGGCCTGACCAAAGGCGACCGCAAGGCGCTCGATGAGGGCGCCGATCTTGGCCAGGTCGTCAACGCCAAGCGCGGCGCGTCAGGCATGACGACGACCGAGGGCACAACGAAGCGCGGGCTCGCCGGGCAACGCCAGCCAGGACGCCAACGGTTGACGCCAAACGGGATTTACCGGATCGCCTCTGACCGCACGGAAGCTATGACGCTGCTCAAGCAGCACGGCTACCTGCTCTAAGCCCCCACCATCCGCGACGGACGGTGGACGAATCAAAGGAGACAGCCGCGATGGCTGAAGACAGCACCACAGATCAGCAGACGCAGGACGACCAGACAACCGACACCACAACCGGGGACCAGTCCGCGACGGACGACCTCGGAGACGCCGGCAAGAAGGCGCTCGACACCGAGCGGGCGGCCCGCAAGGAGTCCGACCGCAAGTTCAAGGCGCTGGAGAAGGAGATGGAGAAGGTCAAGCAAGCCTCGATGTCTGAGGCTGAGAAGGCCGTAGCCGAAGCTGAGGCTCGCGGCCTGAAAACGGGTCGGGCTGAAGGCGGAACGCGTCTGGCGCGTACCGAGTTCGATGCCCTCGCAGGTCGACGCAACCCGGACTTCGACACCGCGAAGGCGCTGAAGTACATCGACCTCTCCAGCCTCATCGGTGAGGACGGCGAGCCCAATGCGGTGGCCATCAAGGCCGCTGTCGAGGATCTCATCCCCGCCCCTGAGGGTGGCCCGCCCTCGTTCGACGGTGGCACCCGCACCACAGCGCCCGTCTCGACGGGCATGAACGGTTTGATCCGCAAGGCCGCTGGCCGAGCGTAAACCCGCAGCACCAGTCGCCATGGCTGGCCTCGCTGCTCAACCCCAAAGACCTTAGGAGGTCACCATGGCGTTCAACAGTTTGATTTCTCGCTCCGACGCCGCGAGCCTTGTCCCCGAAGAGGTTTCCAAGGCGATGCTCACGAGCCTGTCGGCTCAGTCGTCGGTTCTGGCTCTGGGTCAGCGCATCCCCATGGCGCGGAACCAGACCCGGTTCCCGGTCCTGTCTGCGCTGCCGACCGCCTACTTTGTGGGAGGTGACACTGGTCTGAAGCAGACCACCCAGGCGGCATGGGCCGACAAGTTCATGTACGTCGAGGAGATCGCGACGATCGTCCCGATCCCCGAGTCTGTACTGGACGACGCCGGATATGACGTGTGGGGTGCCGTCCAGCCGCTCATGGAAGCTGCGATCTGCCGCACCCTCGACGCAGCCGTGATCTTCGGTGCGTCCGCTCCCGCGACGTGGGCGGCCGAGGGCAACTTGGTTGCCAAGGCCGTCGCCGCTGGCAACGTCGTCGCTCGCGGTACCAACACCCAGGCGAACGGTGGCATCCACGGCGACATCTCCGACGTCGTGGGCACCCTCGAAACTGACGGGTACGCCCCGAACGGCGCCGTCGGCAACATCACCCTCAAGGGCAGGTTGCGCGGGGTTCGTGCGACCACCGGCGAGACCCTGGTGCTGCCTGCTGACCTGCCGACCCCGAGTTACGGCCTCGCAGGTTTGTGGCCGACCGGTCTCAGCGTCGCCGAGTTGCTCGTCGGCGACTTCTCCAACCTTGTCGTCGGTGTCCGTCAGGACATGACGTACAAGCTCATCACCGAGGGTGTCATCACCGACGCCGGCGGGCTGATCGTGTACAACCTGCCCCAGCAGGACATGATCGCGCTCCGTCTGGTGTTCCGTGCGGCCTACGCGGTGAGCAACCCGATCAACTTCCAGGAAGGCGTCGAGGCCAACCGGTCCCCGTTCGCAGTCCTGCGTTCGCCGGCCGTCTGAGCCGACGAACTCCACCTGATCCTTGAAAGGGGATTGTCATGGCAGTAAAGAAGACCCCCGCTGACGCGGGACAGGCCGAGGTGCAAGCCAAGGTCGATGAGGCTGAGGACAAAGGTTACTTCGGCGAGCGCGCAGACAAGACGCCGCTGGAGAACTACACCCTCGCGGGCGTGACGGCTGGCAAGCCGACGCCCGAGACGACCCGGCACAAGTAGAGGAGTGGCCGCCGTGACACGACGCAAGAGTGGATCGGCGGCCCTTCAACGCGCCTACCGGGCAGCGCGAGACAGCCGCTACCCGATCGACCAGGTCATCAACGCCAAGGACGCGCTGCACCCGTTCCCAGCGGCCAGTGAGGCACCCGCTCAGGCTGTCCGTGATGCGTGGTCCGCACTAATGCCAGGGCAGGCTGTTCCGTTGGCCTACGAGCAGGTAGAAGTGGAGAACGACGATGGCACCTTCGGCGCTGGCATCTGACCTCGGGCGTTGGCCGGCATGACTGCTCTGGTGATCGTTTCTGATCTCGAAGCCCGCTGGCGGCCCCTGACCGCCGCCGAAACGGTTGTGGCCACGGCCATGATCGACGACGCGATGACTCTGCTGACCGTCCGCCGCCCCACGTTGCTCGCTGACGTGACGGCCGGTCTGGTAACGCAGGAGTCCGTGGTGTTCGTCGTGAGCGCGATGGTTCTGCGGGTCCTGAAGAACCCGGAGAGCAAGCGCCAGGAGTCGATTGACGACTACGCGTGGACGCGTGACACTGCGGTGTCGTCGGGTGCGTTGTACGTCTCCGATGACGAGTTGAGCCTGGTCACTGGCGTGGTGATTTCGCGCGTGCGTGGTGTCCGGCTGGTCTCGGGTGGCGAACTGCTGTGAGTGCTGAGTCCGCTGTCATGGCTGGTCGTGTCGCGGCCGAGGCGAATGTCGTTGTAGTGCAGTAGAATGAACGCAAGACCCCCGCACCGATTCGCGTCGGCCGGGGGCGTGGCCAAACCTGCTGAGAGGTTCGACATGGATAAGCGTATCTGTTCCGTAGAAGGTTGCGACCGAGCGACGCATACCCGCGGGTGGTGTCAGAAGCACTACACGCGTTGGCAGCGTCACGGCGACCCGGAGATGGTCAAGCAGATCGTCGGTGACGATCCAGCCCGGCTCTTTGAGAAGGTACGTAAAACTCCTTCGGGATGCTGGGAATGGCAGGGTGTTCGTGGCACCACCGGGTACGGCGGGTTCCACATGGGTCGTAGAACATGGCTGGCACATCGTGCCGCTTACGTGCTCTTCGTCGGGCCGATTCCCGCGATGATGACCATTGACCATCTGTGCGTCAATCGCGCGTGCGTCAATCCTGCACATCTTGAACCCGTATCCCAGCGCGAAAACCTCGTGCGTGGGATTAGCCGTCGTTCCGATCCCCTACGAACCGGGAGCTAACCATGAGCGCAGAGTCGGCAGTGCTCGAGGGGAGGGTCGCCGCGCTCGCGCTCATGCAAGACGCTTGTGTCATCGACCGCCCAACTGGCGAGGCCCTGAACGAGACCACCGGCCAGATGGAGACGACCTACACACCGGTCTACACGGGCAAGTGTCGGGCGCAGGACGTCGGCACGCAGGCAGGTGCCCCGAACGCTGGCGAGCACCAGTTCGTGATCGTCGGCCACGTCGTCCAGCTGCCGATTGACGCGACCGTGTACGCAGTCAATGACCGAGTGCGCCTGACTGTGGCAACCCTTGACCCCGCGCTCGTCGGGCGCACGCTCACAGTGACTTCGCTGACGACCAAGAGCCACGCGACGATGCGCCGCCTGATCTGCGAAGAGGTGATCGCCTGATGAGTGAGCGACTCGTCATCGTCATCGAGTACGACATGGTCACAGACCCGCAACATGCCCTCAACGCCGCGATGGAACAGATCACCGCTGGCCTAGACCGCCTCGACCCTGAGCACATCAAAGGCGTAGGGATCCACGTCGGCATCAAGGACTACGTCGACAAGGTCCTCACTGTGTTCGAGCCTGACGGAGCGAGGTCGGAGTCTGATGGCTGACGTTCCGAAGTACGCCACTGGTGGCTTCATCCCAGACCTCGCAAACGCTCGTGAGGATGACGTTCGGATCGTCAACGAGCCCGGCTACATCATCACGGCAGCCATGGCCCGTCGAGCTGGCCTCGCAGCCCTCGACCGTCTGAACCGCAGTGAGGACTCGGCTGATGACTGAGGTGAGCCTTGACCTGACAGAGTTCACCCAACTCGCCGGCGACCTCCGCAAGGGCGAGTTGAAACTTGCCACCGAGGTCCGCGCGATCGTGCAGCATGGCGCGTTGATCATCAAGAAGCAGATGCAGGCCGACATCAGCAAGTCTCCGCATTTCACCTCCGTCGCCCCCTCGATCACCTACGACACGAAGATCACAGCGCTCGGCATCGAGGCCGAGATTGGCCCCGTGGTCGGCAGGGCTGGCGGGTCGCTGGCGCACTTCGCCGCAAACGGAACCTCAACCATGGGGCCGTCGTGGGACTACGCCGCGCCGCTGATCGCTGAGGGCAAGGTCGTGGAGAACCTGCTCCTCAAGGCTGTCAAGGGCATCCTCTGATCCACCGCGCTAATGCGCACCGAACAACATCCCAAAGACCCTTCCCGCGATGGGAAGTGGACGGCGTGGAGCCGTCAACCGTGAAGGTAGGTGGGCGTGATGCCCAAGGAGATCATCAA